TGAATTCCCATCTGTGCGTTCGTGAGGTTCTCTGAATTCTATTCCAAGAAATTCAAATACAGAACGTTCAGTTGGAAAATATTGCTCCAATCGTTCTCCCTTCTTTTTATTTACCATCGTGTGAATACCGTGTTCATTCATTGAATAACCCATGTCCAGAGCACGCTTTCGCATAATCGTGTTAAATATCTTGCTACCCGTGAAATAAAGCATGGCAAACGTAAATTCTTTCTTAGGTGTAAACATGAAATCAATCCTCCTAGGTGTATGTCTACGCGAAAGCTTTGAAATACCAAGCGTTTTAACATTTCCCCTAGATAGAACTTCAACCAAAATCTTTTTTTCAATCAACTTATCAATGAACTTTTTATAAACAGTATTGTCATCGTTTTCATCCGTAATAATAATGTCAATATCACCGGAATCTTTAGCTCCGCGACGCCAACTACCAACAATTTGAAAAGAACCGGTTTTGCTTTTAAGCGTGCTGAAATACTTTTTAAACATTACATTATATTTATCGATCTCCCTCCTTGGAATCCTTTCTAGAATATTTTCATAATATCGCAATCCTTTTCGCTGAACATCATTTAAAACTTCGTCTTGACGTTCACGCAATTCTTCAATAGTTTTAATATTTAAACCGTTTGGGTCTGACAATTTCTTAGCAATCTTTGGTCCAATTCCATAAACAGAAGTAAACAAATGCCTTGGGTCATTTATAGATGACTCAATCTTTTTAACTTTACCCGTATCTAGAAACTCTTTAACCGTTTTAACAACGCTCCCACCCTTTCTAAATCCATTTTTTCCTATCAAACTATCAACTGAACTAATGTTATCTGTCTCAAGCATTATACTCTCTTTAGCTTTAGAATATGCCCTTGCTTTAAAAGGTTCTCCTTCAACATACATTAGATTCTCCATTGTTTCCAACATGTTAATAAGTTTTGAGTTCGCCATCCTAACAGTATTATTATACTGTATTTGTTTATATGATTTATTATATTCAATTTTTTTCTTAATTGTTTTGTTGGCTTTGCTTTTATGTCTTTTTAAAGTATTTTTTGATGAAAATTTCATATGTATATATATAAATGAGGAACGATTTAATATCAATTATTTTAATATTTTTAATATTTATTTTCTTAATTTGGGTTATCAAAGATAAAATTAAAAATAATAAATGGTTTATCGAAGGAATGGAAGGAAAAAGTAAAATAATATTGACAGGTGACAATGTTTTAAATAATATTGATTATGTTAAAAAAGATAATATTCGCGATTTAATGGAAAAAGAAAGGGGGATTGTCATAGCTGAAACAGGAGCTACAATAAACAAACTTGAACAACAATTAAATTTAATACCAAAAAAATTTAATAATATAGGAACAAAGATATTTATTTCAATAGGTGCGAATGATATTTATGATCACTATAAAAATAATTATAAAGCTGATTATAAAAAAATAGATGATATGTACAAAAAATATAAAAACATATTAAATAAATTTAAAAAAAAATACAATAAAGTTAGACTTATTTTATGTGATACATTCCATGGAACATTAGAAGATGATTTTAAACCTGTATATGATAAATGGAATGAAAAAATATATGAATATGGTGAAATTCATAACCACAAAATATTTAAATTAAGTAAAATTTTAAATAAAAAATTAATAGAATATAAAATAGAACCCAATAAAGAAGGAGGAGAAATAATAGTAAAACATATTATAAAAGAAAAATACTAATTTTTTAATTGTAATATTTATTTCAAATCTATTAAATCAGATAAATCTTTTGTTTTAATCTTTATGATATTTTTTTTCTTTAATGTTAGCTTTATTCTTGGTAAATTTTTTATATTTATATATTTTACTTCCATTATAAATATAAAATATATAATTATATTAGAAATGGAACAAAATAGATTTTTTAAAGTAATGAGTAATTCATCCTCTTATAGTAATATTAATGGTATTGAAGATGTCAAAGGAAAAAAAATGTCTTTTGAGAAATCAAATAATAATCCAGGTATAGGACTTATTCAGTTAAGAGATAATGATATTATGAAAAAATATACATTTTCAGATCATCCAATAGTAAATGAAATTAGAAAAAGAAAAAGAAAAAAAGAAACATTAAAGAAAAGACTTCAACATTTTTTAACACGACGTAAAAAGAAAAGAAAAAACAAAACAAATAAAAAGAAAGCAATATCCAAAAAGAAAGCAATATCCAAAAAGAAAGCAATATCCAAAAAGCAAGCAATATCCAAAAAGCAAAGCAAAAAGAAAGCAATATCCAAAAAGCAAAAAGCAAATTCTAAGAAAAAATAATTATTTCTTATAAACAGCCTTTATAATAACAGAATCACTTTTATAAAGAGTATTTTCCCTTTTTTTCTGTAAATACTCTTTAGCCTTAAACTTATCCATTATATTTAAATATTTTCGTGAAGCGTACATTAATTTAAATACACAATTATCATATCCAATCGCCTCAACATTAACATATCTGATTTTTTTTACATTTCTAATAAAATCAGCTACTAATTCTTCATTTTCATCAAAGAAAAAAGACATTATGTAATGATTTCTATACATCGTTCTATTTTTTCCCATTATTTCATGATTTACATAATGATATTTTTTTTTACATTGTTCGCTTAAATCAATAATATTTTTTTTGATTTCAAGAAAATTATTAGACTTAATAATATCAAAAGAAATTTCTACAAAATATCCCATCTTTACTTTTTCTAAATATATTTTTTGTAGGCAAAAATTTAATTTATAAAATAAAAAAATTTTCCCTACAATGTTGTAAGTAACAAATACATTTATTATTAAATTTAAATAATGTGTAAATCTTTTTAAAATATAATGATTATTATATACAATAAATGACTGATTCATGGAAAACAGAAGGTGGTCAACGAAAAAATAGATTGGTTGATGCGACACACGATGTTACAAATCAGATAATTACAACAGACCCATATCTGGGGATCGATGATAAAGAAGGTATATATTTTAATAAAGAAGGAGCACCTAGTATCTTAGGTGTAGGGACAAAAACACCATTTAGCAGATTATCTTTTGGTGACTATAATGAAAATAATCTAGAAAATGGTACGGAAAAATCGGAAAGTTTAGTAAATAATCCTTCTATTGCCTTTTCCGAAACATCTGGTGGTACAAATGCTACAGGTATTTCATTTTATCGAGAATCAGCAGTTGGAACTGATGCTGAAGTGAGAGGATTGCGAATAGTTGTAAACAATAATGAAAATGGAACTATTAAAGATACAGGGCTTGTCCCCGGCGTTGGTTCAACGAATGTCAAAAATGATAATACGTCTATGTTAATAACAAATGATGGGCAGTATAAAAAAGTTTTTATTAATTCAAAAGAAAGTCAATTTGCCAATACAACAAGTGGTCTTGAAGTAAATGGTGATTGTAGAATAACAAATGGTTTGGTATTAAAAGGACAACAAACGCAATTAGTAAGAAGCGAAACAGGTCTTATATTTTATGATGAAAATGAAAAAACATTGAAATACAGCACAGGTACATCCGGTGATGATATTTACAATTTAATGGCGCAAAATTCATCTGGGCATATTTTAGGTGTAACTGGTGAATATGCTATTAATTTTCAAGACTATTCCGCAAATGTTGGTTTAGTTCAAGATATTAGTTCAGGCGGCATTCTTTTTGCTTTTAAGGACGTGGGTTTTATTATTGGAAATGGTGATATGTTTAAAACTTATTCAGATGGTACACATATAAACTCAGCTCTAGCTAATACCACTTTTGGTACTGGTGGTGCCGGTTCTGGTGTAGGTAAACAAAACATACCTGCTCTTGCTGTAATTGGTCATAATCAACCCGATGGGGCTTCGGCAAATGGTAATGTTATAGTTTCTCATATATCTGATGTTGAACCTATACCAATTATATCATTGACTGAAAAAGATATGAGCGCAAATGGTGTAATATATTTACAAAACAATGTTTCCATTGGTATTAAGCAACCAAAAGCTGTTATAGATGTTAGCAAAGTAGATGTTCCTCTTTTACGAATGGGTTGCAACGTAGACGCGTATTATAATAGTGTTGTTATCGGAAAAGATATAAGCGGCTCATCAAATTCATTTTATTTTGGAAAAAATATAGAAAATAATGCCAGTTACGATTCTTCTTTTAATTTAGTGTTTGGTGACGATATCACTATAGAAAATAGTAGTAGCGATTTCGAACAAAATCTTATATTTGGTTCTGGAATAACAGTAAGTAAAAACAATAATTTTGTTTTTGGAAATTCATTGTCATTACCCGAAGATAAAGATATATCATTTTGTGTTTTATTGGGGAAAAATGGAACAGCTGAAAGGGGTGATTTAATGCGATATTTTGAAGACAGTGTGTCAGTTTTTAGACTATCAAGTGGCGGTAATATAGATATGTTAGGAAATATGATTATCAGAAAAGATATTAGCGCAAATGATGCTAGTTTTAACAATTTGGATGTTAAAAATATTAACAATGTTGATACAATTGGTATTATTGATATATCTTCTGTAAACGTTACTATTAAAAATAAACTCGCTGTAGGAGATTTTAAAGTAAATAATAATTTTGCGTTAGATGTTAGCGGTGGGTTAAATTTAACAAGCTATTCTGATTTGGATGATTATGTATTAAAAATAAATAAAACTAACTCTATTGAATCAGGAAAAATATTAGCCGGTAAAATTGATTTATCTCACAACAATATGATAAGAGCATCACTTGATGCCTCCGGCTCTATATTAATACTTAATAATGAAGGTGAAGAAGGATTAACTAATTTATATGGTAGAACTATATTACAAAATGATCTTTCGGGTAATACAATATTGACCGCCGATGGTAATGGTGTTACAAATGCTACAAAAATTCACATGACTACTTTCCAAAATGATAATGTACAAAATCATTTTGTATTTGACGGAAGTGGCAATTTTGGTATTGGTACAAGCAGACCGCAATCTAAATTTCACTTATTAGATACAATTGGTTATGAACCAAATAATGATGTTGAAGGAATACAAATGGGTAAAGATAGTTCACAAGACTACCATTTAATCATAAATACAGATGAAGAAAAAAAAGCAATCATTGGATTTTCTGATATTAGTAGTAATACAAATAAAGCTCATATTCAATATGATAATCTAACAAATATTTTGGATATTAATTCTGGTGGTAAAATAAATATTAATAAAGGAAATTCATTAATAACACAAATAGATGAAACTGGATTGCTTATCAATGGTATTTTAGATGCTCAAACATTAAAAATTGCCGGAAGTACATTTGATACAGAAGCCAGTAGTGCTTGGACATCCACAAATACTATAGATTTATGCGGTAATAAAGTGTCGCTTACAATTCCTTATAATATTGGTATAAACATGTCTGAAACACCCGGAATTAACAATTATCAAGCTAAATTTAATTTGGATGTAAGTGGTAATTTACGATCTAATGATTTGTTTTTAGGTCGCATGTATATTGATATGATTCCAAAAAAATTAACGGGGACAAGTAGTGTAATAGTTAATCCGTTATACGGTACTGGGACATATGAAGTTAGTGAAAAAAATGTTGATAATAGTAATTTATACCCTGCTTGGCATCTATTTGACAACAATGATACTACAAATTGGACTGTTATTGGTACTGAAAGTAGTGATTCTGATTATTATTATGATACATTAAATAATATTGATACGGTAAATACTATCACGGGAAAATATTTTGAAATAAACTTATCTGATAGATGGTGTTTAAAAAAATATGGTTTTAAATCAACATCGAATAATACTAGAATGCCTGAACAATGGAAAGTTATCGCGAAATTAGCATTAGATAGCGAATTAGCAGAAAAAGATATTTCCCATAATCTATGGAGAATTATCGATGAAAAAGATATTTCTGACAATTGTTGGACGGATCAATCCATGAATTATTTTTCCGTTTCACAAAGTAAATATTCTGACGATTCTTATGGGATCTTTAGATTTTATATTCAAAAAACATTTGATGGCGATATTTCAGAAAATGATATTGAGATTTGTGGTATGGAAATGTATGGTGAAACAAATAATATAAAAGACGTAAGTTCTAATTTAATTCAAACAGAAATACGTGATGTAAGTGGTGAAAAACATCTTTCTCTCCAGCCTTTGGGAGGAAGAGTTGGTATTGGAACAAGTACACCAGCCGAAAATGTAATATTAGATATCAGCTCCACAGGAGCCATTCGTTTGCCTATTGGGGATACATCTGGAAGACCTAGTGTTGATGCCAGTGGATGTTTAAGATACAATGACGAGAAAAAACAATTTGAAGGTTATGGTGAAAATGGTTGGGCTGGATTAGGTGGGGTGATTTCAAATAACCAATTAGTTACAATTAAAGCGGATGATACAAATGGTTTAACTTTTTTAACCGACGAAGGTGGTGTTTCAACAGAAAGAATGCGATTGGCTAATAACGGTAATGTTGGATTGGGAACGGACACACCAAAAGATAGAGTTATTTTAGATATTAGCGCGAGTGGTGCGATTCGTTTGCCCATGGGTACTGACGCGGAAAGACCAGCTACAGTAGATGCCAGTGGTTGTTTAAGATACAACACTGAAACAAAACAGTTTGAAGGATATGGTGATGGTGGGTGGGCTGGATTAGGTGGAGTAGTAGATAAAGATTTGGATACACGAATCGCGGCAGAAGAAAATGATGACGAAGATAAATTACGTTTTTTCACAGGTGGCACTGAGCAACTTGTTATTGATGTGAGTGGAAATTTAGATGTAAAAGGCGTGTTAAAAGTAAAAGGATTTATTTCTGAAAATAAAGATGTTATTGAAAAAACAATTTATGGTGCTGAAACTGGAACAGAACTACTTGTCTCCGCAAAATATGGATATTTTGAGGTCGATTACGATGAAGGATATGGTGTATATTTAGGCATAGATGAATACATATTACCAATTAAAGCTTATCCCGGTTCAGTTTTACAATTTAATCTATTGGATATTACGGCAACAACTAAATTAGTTACAAGCGCTGGATTAGATCCTTCTGGTTTAGTATTTGTAGATAATGATAATAATGTTACACTTGGCAATGGAAGCGGAAATACAAATGGAACATTTATATGGCATGTACCATTTGATGCTGTTGGTAATTTTAAATTACAA